GTGCAATCACATCATATCTGGCGTTGCGCGTGACGGTGAGGTGTTCCTGAAGATCGTAAAGGGCAACTATTTGCGCTACGGCATAGGTTTGCAGCTTATTGAGCCTGATCTTGTGGATGAAGAGAAGAACGAGCTTGCTGCAAATGGCAATCAGGTACGTATGGGCGTTGAGCTTGACAGCAAAACCAAGCGCCCGATTGCGTATTATGTGCTGAACTACCATAAGGGCGACTATGATTACATGACGCCAGCCGCAGAGCGCAAATATACGCGTGTTTCTGCGGATGAAATGATGCACATCTACCGCCCAGAACGCGCAGACCAGACTAGGGGTGTTCCTTGGTCTGTTGCTGCGATTGCGTCATTGAAGATGCTGCATGGTTATCGTGAGGCTGAATTGGTTGCGGCTAGAACTGGTGCTGCCAAGATGGGCTTCTTCACTAGCCCTGCTGGAGATGGCTTTACGGCTGACGGGTTTGACGATGAGCAAAACACTGTGCCCATCTATGATGCTGAAGCTGGCACGTTTCACCAGCTTCCTGCTGGCGTTGACTTTACTCCATTTGACCCAACGCACCCGACATCTGCGTTTGCTGACTTTGAGAAGGCAATTCTGCGCGGCATAGCTGGTGGGTTGGGCGTAAGCTATACATCATTGGCCAACGATCTTGAGGGAACAAGCTATTCGTCCATACGTCAGGGCGCATTGGAAGAGAGAGATTTCTACCGCACATTGCATAGGTTTATGATCGATCACTTTCTTGATCCGTTCTATCGCATTTGGCTAGAGCATGTGATGGATCATGGATTTATACCTATTTCTGGTGAAAATAAGGTATTTAAGTTCAGCCAAGACGTTACTTGGCGTGGTAGAGGCTTCCAGTGGGTTGATCCGCTCAAGGAGATGAATGCTGCTGTTGTAGGATTGCAGAACGGCATCTTGAGCCATTCTGACATTGCTGCGACTTATGGGCGTGATGCAGAAGACACGTTTGCCCAGATTGAGCGTGACAAAGAGCTTGCTGAGCAATTTGGTCTATCTATGGCTTATCAGCCGTTTGGCATGAAGCAGCCAGTACCAGCAGAGGTGGATGATGTCGAACAAACCGACTGATGGAATGGTAGAAGAAGCGAAGCGCGGCCTAGAGTGGCGGCGTGAGTTTGGGCGTGGCGGCACTGAAGTTGGCATTGCTAGAGCGCGTGACATATCCAATGGCAAGAACTTGTCAGACGATACAGTCAAGCGCATGTTCAGCTTCTTTAGTCGCCATGAGGTGGATAAGAAGGCTGAGGGGTTTCGCGTAGGCGAAAAGGGTTATCCATCAAATGGCCGTATTGCATGGGCGCTTTGGGGCGGTGATGCAGGCTTTTCGTGGAGCAGGCAGATTGCAGATCGTTTAGATAAAGAAGATCGCGCTCCTGAATTGACTGACGCTGTGAAGGTTGGCTTGGCCAAGAAAGCCAAGGATCACAATGAAAAGGTTGGTGATGTGGCGTCTAAGCGTACGAGTACACGTACGCTAACGGCTGTATTCAAGCGTGGCGTTGGCGCTTACAAGACAAACCCGCAGAGCGTCAGACCCAACGTAAAGTCACCTGAGCAGTGGGCATATGCTCGCGTGAACAGCTTCTTGTACGTTCTGCGTAATGGCAAATTCCGCAGCGGAAAGCATGATACTGACCTTCTGCCAAAGGGTCATCCAATGGCTAACGATGAAAGGGGTAGCGCAGATATGGCAAAAGATGATATTATTGATCTTGAACTGAAAGGATCAACAGAGATGGAAGAGCGTCACATATTGAACGTGGAAGAGACAGATGATGCTTATACTGTCACTTTTGCGAAGCCTGATCGGGAAGATCAGCCAGAAGAGATGCAGACTACTCAGGAAGACGATGAGCGCATTCATCACTATGATGATGAAGAGCGCCTTGACCGTGAGAAGATGGAAACTCGCGGCATGTCGTTTGACGGTAAGGTTGTTGACGAAGATAAGCGTACTGTTCGCATTGCTGTATCCAGCGAAGAGCCAGTAGAGCGTAGCTTTGGCAATGAAATATTAGATCACAATGAGCGCAGTATTGATCTTAGCTTTGCTAAGTCAGGCCGTATGCCGTTGCTCTTGGATCATGACCCACGCCAGCAGATTGGCGTGGTAGAGGACGTAAGCCTTGATGGATCGGCCCGTAGATTGCGGGCGACTGTGCGTTTCGGAAGAAATGGACTTGCCAAAGAGGTTTTCGACGATGTTGTGGATGGTATCAGAAGCAACATCAGTGTTGGCTATCATGTCAACGATATGGAGCGTCAAGATGCGGATAGCTACCGCGTGAAGTCTTGGCTTCCAATGGAAGTATCAGTTGTTAGCATACCCGCAGACCGGACAGTCGGGGTAGGCCGTGCAGCAGAGAAGCCACCCGCTCAACCTATCACTGAAGCTCTTATTAGAGAGGAAAATATCATGTCGGAAGATAACAAGATCGACATCGATGCGGTAAAGGCCGAAGCTACACGCGCCGCCGCAAAAGATACTGCTGAAATGTATCGCTTGGCTGCAAAGCACAACAAGCGTGATTTGGCAGACAAAGCCGTATCAGAAGGCCGTTCACTCGAAGAATTTCGCGGTGAATTGCTGGACGTAATCGGTAATGCACCATTGGATACGCCAAATGAAATCGGACTTGCCCCGAAAGAGGCCCGTCAGTTCTCATTGCTTCGCGCTATCCGCGCCCATGCAAACCCAACTGATCGCTCTGCACAAAAAGCTGCTGCTTTTGAATTAGAAGCTGCTGCTGCTGCGTCAGACGCGATGGGTGTTGAAGCACAAGGCATTATGATCCCAGCAGATGTATTGCGTAGCTGGAAAGTACGCGACATGAACACATCTGACGATGCTGGCATTATTGCTGACGATTTCCGTGGCGGCGATTTCATCGACGTATTGCGGAATGCTTCATCAGTTATGCAAGCTGGTGCAACAATGCTGACAGGCTTGTCAGGCAACGTGAAGATCCCGAAGAAAACAGCCGCATCATCTGCTGGTTGGATTTCATCTGAGGGTGGCGCATCTGGCGAAAGCGAGCCAACTGTTGGTCAGGTCACTATGGCACCTAAAGTATTGGGCGCACATACAGACATCACACGCCTTATGATGCAGCAATCATCTTTGGATGTTGAAGCATTGGTGCGTAATGATCTGACAGCTTCTATCGCTCTGGCGATTGATCTGGGTGCATTGGCTGGAACAGGATCATCTGGTCAGCCAACTGGTGTAAAGAACACATCAGGCATCAACACACCAACTAACTTTGCTGGGGCTAACCCAACATTTGCTGAAGTTGTAGCGATGGAAACTGCGGTAGCAGAAGACAACGCTCTGCAAGGCAACTTGGCTTACATTCTGCCAGCCAGCATGTACGGTGCGTTGAAGACAACTGCAAAAGACGCTGGTTCAGGCCAGTTTGTAGTTGCTCCAGATGGATCAATGAACGGTTACAATGCAATCGTATCAAACCAAGTCACTGCTGGTGATCTGTATTTCGGTAACTTTACTGACTTGCTGATCGGCATGTATGGCGGTTTGGACATTGTTGTAGATCCATATACTGCGTCTAGCTCAGGCACAGTACGGATTGTTGCATTGCAAACTGTAGACGTAGCTGTACGTCACGCAGTAAGCTTTGCATTCAACAATGACGGTGCATAAGAGTGCTAACTTGGGAGGGCCACTTGGCCCTCCTTTCCAATAAGGGGCAAAAGATGAAGTATATTATCCTGAAATCTTGTGTTGCTTCTGGTCAAGCGAGAAAAGCGGGCGATATAGTTGAGTTAGGCGCGGATGAGGCTACTGCTCTAAAGGGATATGGGCGCATTGATAATGCTCCTGCGCCTAAGCCGGTGAAAGCTCCGACTGATCGGGCTGCAAAGCCTAAGACCACAAGGGCGAAGAAATGAAGATTACGCTGATTAAAGACGCATCTTGGAGCGGTAAGAATGGTAAGGCTGGTGCAAGCCATATCGTTGATGACCGTATCGCTCAGAAGCTAATTGATCGCGGATATGCGAAGCCATATGTAAAAGAAGAAAAGGCTGAAGAAGATGGCGCTGCCACTAGCTGATGACCTAGCAAACATATTTGACGTTGATGAATTTGCCACTGCGGTCACTTATGATGGCGGCACGATCAACGGCATCTTTGACAATGAGACGATCCCTGTTGATACGGGTGGTTATGTTTCTGTTCACGAAGAGCAGCCGCGTCTGACATGCAGAACAACAGACATCTCCAGCATAGCATACAATCAAGCTATGGTTATCAATGCGGTGACATATTATGTGCGGGCGTGGATACATGATGGCACTGGCGTAACTGTTATTCAGTTGGAGAAATCATAGTGGCTCACGTTAGGCAGCAAATAAGAGAGCGCATTGTTTCTGTGCTTACTACTAATGTCACGCTGGTCAGCAACCGCGTATATGGCACTAGGGTTTATTCTCTGACTGACGCTGATTTGCCAGCTATCACGGTTTATGCGGGATCAGAAGCATCTGCGCTGCAAACCATTGGTGTAAAGACATCTGCGCGAGTTGTTTCCATTGAGGTGGACGCATATGTACGCGCAACAACTAATTTTGATGATGATGTGGACGCTATTGCTGTCCAGATCGAAGAGGCAATAGCCAATGACTTCACTGTCAACGGTCTTGCAAAGTCGGCTGTATTATCTGGTACAGACATTAACTTTTCAGGTGAAGCGGAGCAGCCAATAGGTTCCGCAAAGCTGACATTTGATGTAAGGTATGATACGGCTATAGATGACGTAGAAACGGCCAGATAAGGAGGCTCCAATGGCTACACACACAGGCAGCGAAGGAACCGTAAAGGTCGGTGCTAACGCTATCGCAGAAATCCGCTCTTTCAGCTTAGAGGAAAGTGCAGATACCTTAGAAGATACAACTATGGGTGACACTGCTCGCACATATAAATCATCTCTGACAACATTCACCGGATCGGTTGATGTTTTCTGGGATGAAACCGATACAACTGGTCAAGGCGCTTTGACAATCGGTGCTTCTGTTACGCTTAATGTTTATCCAGAGGGTGATGCTTCTGGGGATACATATTACAGCGGGTCGGCCATTGTTACCGGCGTCACACGTTCATCGTCATTTGATGGTCTTGTGGAAGCGTCAATAACTGTGCAAGGTAGTGGGGCATTAACAGCTACAACGGTGTAACCCATGTCTAACCCTATAGACGCCTTAGACGATTATATATCAAATATCGAGACAAGGCATATAGAAGTAACTTTACGCGCAGGGGCTAAGCCTCTGCGTGTTTACTATACCCCTATGACTTCTGGAGAGATGTCATCTATCCAGCGGAAACACTCAGATTTCCCATCTGCCAACATAGATGCCTTGATTGACCTGATTATCTTGAAGGCTCTAAAGGAAGATGGCGAAAAGGCTTATACGATTGAGCATAAGCCTAAACTGAAGCGCATTCCCCATGAGGTGATCTATAAATTGAGCGCACCCATGATGTCTGCTGTTTCATCTGAGGAAGCTGAGGGAAACTAAGGAAAGACCCATTCAGGTTTAATTTAATCGCGTTAGCATATAGATTAGGCCGCACCATTAGCGAGATTGAGAAAATCACGGTAACGGAGTATAATGAATGGGTCGCATACTTTAAGATCGTGGACGAAAGGCAGGAAGAAGATGGCAAGCGCAGAACAGCTAAAGTTTGAACTTCTTGCGGTCGATCGCGCTAGTCGGCCCATTCAGCAAGTTCAGAACCGCGTAAAAGACTTTGATCGCCAAGTCAAAAGCTCATCTGTGCAGATGAATAACTTTGGTGGCTCCCTAACCGGTGTTACAAGAGACTTGCGTAAATTTAGTCTTGGTGGCATCCAGCAAGCGGGTTATCAGATCGGTGACTATGCTGTACAGGTAGCCAACGGCACAAGCAAAATGCAAGCCTTTGGCCAGCAAGCCGGTCAGTTCTTCCAGATATTCGGGCCATTTGGTGCTGTCCTTGGTGCGGCTATATCTGTCATGTCGGCATTCTTTGTTGCCAAGGAGAGGGCTGCAAAGGCGACAGAAAGCTTTGCTGATAGCCTTACAATCCTAAAAGATGAAACGGCAGCAGCCAGTGAGGAGATTAAAAGACTTTCTGCTGGGATAAGCGGCCTAGCAAGAACACAAGTTTATGCGCAGCTTTTAGAGACGCAAGCAAAGATCACTGAAAATTTATCAGAGCAGAATAGGCTAGAAGACGCTAGGCCAAGTGGGTTCCGCAGAACCCTAAAGATACTAAGAGATGAGCTTGACATCTTGACAGATCAAGAGGGAGAGTTTGAGCAAATACTAGATAGCCATGAGCAGACTATAAGCTTTCTTGAGCAAGAAAAGGGATATTATGACGATATTACTGGCAGCGCCGAAGGTCTAGCTCAGACAGAACAAGCTCTTAACCAACTATACGAAGCTAGACTTGGAACCATAGATGATACCGCAAATAACTATGTGGACATCATTGGCAGCGAGCAGGGTCTGGCTCAAGCAATGGCAGCAACCAATCAAATTTATGCAGCTAGATTAAAGGCGAGACAATCAGAAATACAAGCCGCTAGAGACGCATTTATCGTGGAAGCTGCTGTGACGGTTGCGGAGACTGAAAGAGCGCAAACTATTAAGGACATGCAAGAAGCTTATGCCAAGCTAACCTCTGGGCAAGATGAGGCGAATGCCAAGACAAAAGAAACCGCCAAGATCATCAAAACTGAACTAAGCCCAGAGCTTATGCGGATCAAAGATGCCTCTGAGATGGTCGGTCAATCATTTGGCGATGCCATGATGTCTATGGTTCAAGGCACAATGACAGCCAAGGACGCATTCAAAACAATGGCGCGAGATATTATCTCTGAGCTTTACCGTATATTCGTGGTTAAGCAGATTACGGGCTTTATTACGGGGGGCTTGCAGCAAGCATTCGCACCTAAGCTTGCTGGAACCGGCGGCGGCGGTGGTAAAGCCATTGGCGGGCCGGTTCAGGCTAATCAGTCTTATGTTGTTGGTGAGCGCGGCCCAGAGATGTTTGTACCATCACGATCAGGTTCAATCGTGCCAAACAATCAGCTTGGCGGTGGTGGCGGCGTAGTAGTCAACCAAACTATCAACGTCTCCACAGGCGTACAGCAAACCGTACGTGCTGAGATCAAGCAGTTAATGCCACAGATAGCAGACAGCGCTAAGGCTGCTGTAGTAGACGCCAAGCGGCGTGGTGGATCATATGGAAGGGCATTTGCATAATGGCTATCAGTTATCCTTTAGCGCTGCCTACGCATACGGGCATAGCTCAGATTGAACTAAGGGCGACTAACGCAGTTGCTTATAGCAGATCGCCCTTTACCTTCGCGGGTCAGGCTCACGCTTATGCTGGTAAGGCTTGGCAAGCTGATGTCACGTTGCCATCAATGAAGCGCGAAGATGCGGAAAGATGGGTGGCTTGGCTCATTTCGCTGAAGGGCCAGCTAGGCACGTTTTATCTTGGTGATCCAGCGGCCACTACGCCATTGGGTTCAGCGCGTGATGCGGATACGATTAAGGTGGCATCAGCGGTATCATCCGGTGACACTATTAGCATCAACAGCGCACCGGCAAGCCAAACAGATTACTTAAAGGCTGGAGATTACATGCAGATTGGTCTTGGCATAAGCCGCCAGTTGTTCAAGGTGCTGAATGATGTTGATACAGACGGCGCAGGAGCGGCCACAGTGGACGTTTGGCCTAATGTGCGCACCAGTATAGCAAGCACCACTCCCATCACTGTGCAGAGCGCTCAGGGGATCTTTAGGCTGGCAAGCAATGAACAAGCATTTAGCATAAATGAAGCCAGCATATACGGCATAACATTTGGAGCGATAGAAGCGGTATGAGCAGAACAATACCATCCGCGCTGCTTACGGCGCTTAGTCAGCCAGAGGTTCAGCCATATTATGCGGTTGAGCTTGATTTTGATACGTCACCAGTTCGTCTTTGGACGGGCTACGGTGATCTGACCATTGGCGTTGATACCTATACTGGATCTGGAAACTTGCTTTCCATTGGTGGCCTTGAAGAGGTCAATGATCTATCAGCGAAAAACATAACTCTAACGTTATCTGGTGTGCCTTCTAGCTTGGTTTCCATTGCATTGACTGAGCCATATCAAAGGCGTGAAGCTAAGGTTTATTTTGGCACTACAGATACATCATCACCTATAGAAGTATTCAGCGGTGTTATGAACACCATGAGCATTGAGGATAGTGGTGAAACAAGTGTTATTACTGTTGCGGTTGAAAGTAAGCTGATACGCTTAGAAAAAGCCAGCAATCGCAGATACACCCATGAAAACCATATTTCCCGTCATTCTGGCGATACGTTCTTTTCATTTGTTGCTGACCTACAAGATAAGGATGTCGTATGGGGCAGAGAGAGAGCTTAAATCGCTACTTGAAGTCAGTAAGTGATATTCCTTTTGAATGGGGCAAGAATGACTGCCTTACCTTTACCAATAACGCTTATAAAGCCATGTATAATGAAGGCTGGGCTGATGACTGGCTTGGGAGATATTCACAGAACCCTAAGAGAGACACGCTTAAAAAAGAGTTTGGCTTTTCGACATTTACGGAAGCAGTAGATAGTAAGTTGAAAAGAGTAGAGTATGTGCCGCCATTGGGGGCGCTTGTTACAACTAAGCAAGCTAGTAGGTGGATTATAGGTGTAGCAATGGGAATATGCACAGGCACTAAGGCTGTTTTCTTATCAAAGGAAGGTGTGCTATATTTGCCCTTAGATTATATTCACCAAGCATGGGTTAAAGAGATATGAGCAAATACAGGCTAGGTGATTACACAATAAAAAACTGGAATAGCTGGGATAGAGTTCCTAGAATGCCAGATGCCATAGCTGCTTATATTATAGCTGCAACTGGTGCTACGGGTTTAACAGCGGCAGCGATTACAGTTGGAACTTATATAGCTGTAAGTGCAGTTACCTCTTGGGCATATATGTCCTTGATGCCTAAGCCAGACTTAGGACAGGCAAGCTCTGGCAGCATTCTAGTCAACAGCCGTGAAGCTGCTGCTGCACAAGACTTTGTATATGGTAAAGTTCGCAAAGGTGGTGTTGTTACCTTCTATGAAGCCACTGGCACAGATAATACATATCTGCATCAAGTTATTGTGCTTGCCGGTCACGAAGTAAACAGCATTGGCGACATCTACATAAATGATGAAGTTGTCAGTATTGATGGGAATAATCTTGTTACTGGCGATACTTGGCAGAATAAGATCCGCATTAAGAAGCATGATGGATCACAGACTACAGCAGATAGTGATCTGGTATCTGAAACCAGCGTAGACAGCAATTTTAAGGGCCTTGGGATAGCCTATCTGTACGTCAGGTATGAGTATGACCAAGATGTGTTTGCTAATGGTGTGCCGCTTATAACGGCTGTGGTTGAGGGCAAAAAGGTATATGACCCCAGAACAGCCACAACGTCATACAGCAACAACTCTGCTCTGTGTATTCGTGATTTCCTAACGTCCTCCTATGGTCTGTCTGATAGTGCCATTGACGATATATCCTTTGCTTCTGCTGCTAACGAATGTGATGAAAACGTAACTCTAGCTGGTAGTGGTACAGAAAAGAGATATACGTTAAACGGTATAGTCAAAGCCGATAGGTCGCTTGGTGATGTCTTAGGGGATATGGTTACAGCTTGTGCTGGTACTTTATTCTGGGGGTCAGGTTATTGGAAGCTAAAGGCTGGTGCGTATTCATCACCAGTTAAGACCCTTACATTAGATGACTTGCGTGGGCCTATAAACCTACAGACCCGCATTAGTATGCAGGATAACTTCAATACTGTTCGTGGTACGTTTAACGATGCAGACCAAGATTGGATTACTGCTGACTACCCAGAGACCACTAGCGCAACATTTAAGACTGAGGATAATGGCGAAGAGGCTTTACTAGACCTTCAACTGCCGTTCACCACAAGTTCAGCAACAGCACAGCGGCTTGCTAAGCTAACGCTGTATCGGGGTCGTGAGCAAATGACCTTGAGTGCAGACTTTGGGCTTGAGGCATTCCAGATTGAAGTTGGTGACATTATTGCATTTACCAACAGTAGATATGGCTTCAGCGCTAAAGAGTTTGAG